CCTATTACTTCCAGATGCTCTTTGCAAGCCAACATTATCATCGTGAAATTGTATTTTTTGTTTTGTTACATCTCCAGCGGTTGAATCTATTATTAAATTATCTGTCACTTTTACATCACCAGCAAAAGTAGCATTTTGACTGGAGTCTATTGCAAGTGCAGAGGTTGAACCAGCATCATTAGTAACAAAGTGCATACTGTTATCATCGTGATTATACCTTATGTGACCTCTTGATTCATCGCCACCACTTGTACCATCTGCAAAAAATATCCTACCATCACTGGTTGTACCAGATACAATACTAATTCCAGTATCTCCTGAACTTGCTACAACTAAATTATCTGCTAATGAATGGTAGTCTGAAGGACTTGATGTGCCTATACCAACATTTCCTGACTCAGAAATAGTCATCCTAATTGGAATATCAGCACCTCCAGCACCACCATTAGGTTTTGTTGCAAAATGTAGATTACCATAACTATTAGAACCATCTCTATCGTGAATAATTGCCGCACCTATATTTGTTGTTGTCTGAGATACCCCAAAACCTATACCAACAGCCTCATTGTCATCGTTAGCTGGATTCATAATAATAAAAGGCAATTCAGATACATCTACATCTGTTGAACTAATAGAATTTGCAGTTGTTTCTATATGGAGTTTTGTCCTAATGTCATTTGAGCCAGTTCCTATACCAACATTGCCATCGGGTGTGATTTTCATTCTTTCAACAAGAGTAGTAGATGAAGTTGCAGTTGTTGAGAATACTAAATTGCCGGGTGATTGACTTGCTGATGGTGGGCCACCTTCACTTGAAGAGGTTATAGATGCACCATATCCTGAATAAGTATCATTACTATAAGCTGACCTAAATCTAATTCCCCCGTGTAAATCACCAGTTTCAGATGGTGCAGATGCATTTTCATCATACTGAAAAGTAATATATGAACCACCAGATGATGTTCCAGACATCTCCATAATAAGACCATCATTTTGATTATTACTTGTAACAAAGTGAGCCGCTGCCCCTGTACTATTTTGCTCAATTCTCAATGGCACAGCACCAGTTGCACTTGCGTGATTATTCACTATCTGAACAAGACTTCTTGAGCTTGTATCAGATGAATTAGAATAAAATCTTGCAATACCATTTGAGGTGAGAGCATCACATTCAACTATTATAGCATTAGCTGTAGTATTTTCAGAGTCTATCTCTAAAGCAAAATCATTAGCATCTTGGTCTATTTTTACTTTTCCCTCTATTAGTTCATCGTATGTATTAGTCGCACTACCTTGAACAGTTAAATCTCCAGATATAGTTACATCACCAGAAATCGTACCTCCAGCGCTTAAATTTTTTGCTGTATTATTAGTTATCGAACGAAACATTTTATACCTCTACTAATCTTAGGGATTTAGTTCCAGCCGAAGCTACTTGCTTAAAGTGAACTGTAATTGCTGTATCTGCGCTAGCTTTTAAACCATTTGGGACACGAATGCTCATAAGTGTCTGAGCTGGTATAATTACATCGTTAGCAGCAGATATTGTATCACTTGTTAACTGGTCAAATCTTATATAAACATCTGAATCAGAATAAATCAGGATTGAGTTTGTGCTAGCATCTAGCGTTTTAGATACATGAGCTGCGCTTGATATGTTAAGTGCGCTAGAAACGCTCCAACTAGCTGATACATCGGCATTTAGGGACTCAACCACACTTTTTTGGTGTGCTTTTGATGGTAAATAATTACCCATAATATTCTCCTTGTAGTTTTGTGCGCCTTACCGCCCAAGAATAGTTGACATGGGCGCATCAATAATAAATTGTGCTAGAATATAATAATAAAGTACACAATATTGTTATAGTAAAATAAAAATTATTGATTATATATAGTAGACAAGCTGTCTAAAAGGTCTTGATATTCTTTTTGTGGCTTTAGTGGGCCAATATTTCTAGAACCAGTATCTCTTCTCATTTGTTTTAAATACTCTTCTTTATCCTCTGGAGTTTCAAAATCGCCTTTTAGTTCCTTTACTTTCATTATTTGAGCAGGAACTGACAAATCTCCAGAAAACATAATTTCTCTATACGTAGTAACATACTTTTCTTTTACAGAGTTTATTATTTGTCTTTTAACAGCATCTGTCATATTAGACCACTCATCTACTTTTATTGCATTGTCAATAAAATTGTATAAATTTTGTCCAGATATTTTTATTAAGGCTTGATGTTCGCCCGGAGTAAGTTTTATTGTTGCTAAATCAGAAGATGTAAAAAACGCGCTAGCGGACTTAAATCCTTTTTTATTATCAAAGTATATTTTTTGTATTTCAGCATAAACTGGGTCATTTAGTCTTTGAGTTTGTCTCCATGCTAGCAAACCACCAACAGGGTCTGGCTTAGGTATTTCGTTACCAAATGGGTCTAAAGCTTCCATATTGCTACCTTCTATAAACCAAGGTAGAACATTTTCAGCTTGACTTTCCAAAACGTCAATTAAATCAATATTTTCATTTCTTTCAACTAATTTTAATCTTCTTCTTCGTACCGGGTCTACAACACTAAGCCATTGTCTATATGAACCCGGAACAAGAGCGCCAGCCATTTGGTTAAAGCCATAATCAAGAAAATCTCTTCTGCCATTAAGAACTTTAAATAAATCTCCAGTTCCTGCTAAGAATGGGTTTTCTAAAAATTGTTTTGCAACTTCTCCTGTTACATTATAAACCATTTCTCCAGTTCTTTCAATGCTAGATTGATTTTCATATGCTTTTTTATCGCTTCTTTGCAAAGCCTCAATCATTGTAATGTATGTAGAAATTGGTTCAAATCCCCTATAGCTTACAGTAGACCCATCTGGAAACTCTATAGAATATTCTTGTTGACCCATTACAGTTCTCATATTTCTTTCTTCTGGTGAAAGATTTGACCAGTCTCCAGAAATATTTCCTTTCATATTTTCAACAAGAAATTCATTTAACAAATACATAGTCCCTAAACCAGTAACCATTTTACTTGATTCAGTAGCTAACTTTCGACTACCAGCACCTTCCCTCGAAAAAGCCTCAACAAAACCTTGTCTAAAATTTTTAGAAACAATATTTAAAGGAGTGTGTTGTAGTGTGTAATTAAATAAATTACCAGCAGTATTAAAAAAGGGAACCATAATCTGAGTCAAAGCGTTCATTCTTGTATTGCCAGTTCTAAGTTTATTTACAAACTTACCAACCTCACCAAGCTCTCTCTGAAACGTAACATACTCACCATCTTTAATTGCTTGTTCAAGTAGCTCAGGAGATAGTTCTTGCATCTCCATAATTTCATTTGCTCTTTGAAGTATTTCAGTTTGTGTTTTTCTACCTTCTTTTATTGCTTGACGTACAGCATACCTATGCATATAAGCGTTTGTCATAGGAACACGATACATAATATCAATCATTCCTTGCAGTCTCTGAGGTGTTCTTACAATTACGCCTTTAGTGCCTTTTATATCTTTATTTGTAAATCCTTCTCTTCTAAAAAATGGACTTTCTCTTAATGCAACATCGTTTTCTATAAACATATCATAAAGAAGATTGCCGGTTTTTCTAAATCCTTTTGTATATCCAGTTACCTGAGCGCCTAATTCTAATGCTGTGATTTGATTTGGGCTAAGATTGCCCCAGTATCCATTAGTAAGCTCGTATAAAGCACCGCTTGTTTTTCTTATAGCATAGTCAAGACCAAACTCAAAAGGCATCCTAGCGTAAGCATCAACAGTAGCAAATGCGTTACCAGCCACACTACGAACTAAAGAAGAACCTGTTGCTAGTTTTGCATTTCTAGCCCACTCTGCTAGCTTAAACAACCTGCTTCTTTTTACTTCTTTATTGTTATAAACGTCACGTAGTATATCAATCAGGGCGGCATCATTATTAAAAAATTGTTCAAACTGTTTCCAATCCCTTATGCCTTCTGCTTTTAAGTCTTTTAGATTTCTCAATGCCCTTGCAGGTTCTGATATATAAGCCTTACTCATCAACAATGATTCTATAAGTATTTCTCTTACAGCAGGATTTTGTGTTCTAGAATATTGCTCTAGAAGATGATAGGTAAGATTTATAGAAGCAGATTGTTTCTCAGGAAGAGACTCTATTGAAAGTTTACCGGTTTGAAGTTCGTTTATTATTTGAGCATATACTTTTTGTTCGTTTGAACCTCTTTTTATAGCATCTAACCCCCTTGTTCCTTTTGCTTTAGCAGATGCCTCCCCGCCAACATTTTCCGATATAACCTCCAACAAGTCAACCATTGCTATTTTAACATCATTGGGTTTTGTGCCACTTATAATATCTACTCTTATATTATCAATATATTCTTCTTTCCCCCTTCTAGCAGTTCTAGTTGGAACAACCTCACCGGGGCTAAGAGGTGTTTCCTTTGCTATCTCGTTAGCAACTGTTTTAGCTGATTGTATTGTTGCTGTATCATATAATTCTTTAAAATTTTCGTTTACGTGTTTAATAATTACCTTATCTGCACCTAACTCTTTTAAATAATTAATTAAGTTATTTTTTGTCATCTTCAAACCTGTTTCGCCACGTTCCCATATAGTCATTATTTCATTAACAAGTTTTTGATTTTCAATTCTTTGTTTAGCTTTTTCTTTTGTTGACTTACCCACATTCCTACCAACTGCACCTTTTGCAGTTCTTTTTAAGATATTTTTAGAAACACTTTTTAGTAACTCTTTTGTAGGCGTTATTTGTCTTAATTGATTTTGAGATTTATTTATTAGCTTGTTTGTAGCATCTATAGAGTTTTTAATGAGCTGTATTCTTGGAGACTCAACACCAGTTTCTAAGACTTGTTTTTGTAAAGTTTCTAGCTCAGCTAGCATACTTGATGTATTTCTACCAAGTTCTGATATTTCTTCCTTATACTTTTCTATTAATAAATCATTATTTTGTATTCTTCTACCAGTTTCCCCTGCTGGGCCTTTAGGGTCTCTCATTTTAGTAACCACTTCATCTGGTATATCTTTGGTAATTTTTACTCCGGGTCTCTTTGTTGCCGTAACTGGCAATGGTTGTTCTTTTGTTTTCTTAAATATCTTAACAACAAACCCGCCTTTATCTAATTCACCATACCTAGCAATAACATTTTGACCAACATATTCACCAAGTTTAGTTTCTATATAGTTATCTAACTTTTCTTTTGTTTTAAATCTTCTAGCAGATTCACCTTTAATAGGTTCTATGTTTTTACCAATGTTCAAATCAGAAGATTTTGTTAATTTTATTTGCTCAACAGGCTCAGTTGCCACCTCTTTGGGTTTTGTTTTTTCTGCTTTTACTTTATCTTGTTTTATTTTTTTAGAAACTTCTGCAACTTTTTCTTCAATCTTTTTTGCTTCTTTTTTTATTTTATTTTTCTTTACAGATAAAGAACTTTCTGGAGAAGGCATATCTCTATCTAAATCAATTTCTGTAGATTTAGTTTCTTGCTTAGTGGGTTCTTTTTTAGCTGTAGATTCTTTTTTAGCTTTGGCTTCAGGCTTAAGTGTTACTTTTTCAACAAGTTTACCATTCTTGTTTATATAAAAAACTGGGTCAAGTCCTTTAGCTCCCATATGTCTTTTATGAATTGTTTTTTTAAGACCTTTATTTGCACCATCTAAAACTTCAACAGCAAAAGACTTTGATGTTTCTTTTATAATTTTAACGCTAGCTCCTCCATCAGATTTAACAACCTTACCTTCCAAGCCTGCAACGTCATTCATAACTTGACCAAAAAAATCTCTTTCAGCAATAGTACCATCTGGTTTTCTAGGAAGTTCAGGTTCTACAGAAACATCTTTTTTTACAGGTTTTTCTACTTTAGTAGATTTTTTTACGGGCTTTAGTGGGCCAACATCTTTTGTTCCAACATCTAAATTTAATTCTAATTGCTCTGCACGAACTTCTGCTTTCTGTGTTCTATTTTCTATTTCCCATTCTTTTAAATAATCAGTAAGCAATTCATTATTTTTTATTAAATCTGCTGTTTGTTTTAAGTCTGAATTTTTTTTAAGAACCTCAACTGCTTTATTCATTTCTGGAGTAACATTACCAGAGACAGGCTTATCGTTGGCAAGGTCTATAATATCTGAAAATTCTTTATTTTTTTCTATAATCTTACTATTCTTTTTTCCTGCGTGTTTCAATCCAGCCGCAGCAAAATATGTATATACGCCACCTGTATCATATATGTGTTTTTGAGCATTAGCTCTCATTTGATTAAGTTCTTCTTGACTATATTCTTTGCCAATAAGACCTAAGAATGGGTTTAAAACATCTAAAACATTTGATGCTATTACCAGATTATTAAACTCTTCTGGTATAAATTTTAAAAGACCGATGGTTGTTTCAACTGGACTAACAGCAAATGCACTTGGTATATCAACAACTACTCCGGGCATTTCAGCTAAATGACTCATTACATTAACAGATAGCTCTGTAAATTCTTTTGCGTTTTGAAATTCTTTTGTATTCCATCCGGGGTTGTCAAGTTGAGTTATATATCTTAAAAATTTTTCACTATTTTTTTGCAGCCAAGGCCCAAAGCTAGTAGCTGTTATAGGACTTGCAACATCAATTCCTTGCTCACCAAGTTGCTGAACCATAACACTTGTCATGTAAGGTGGTGGTTTCTTGGGAGCAACAGATGCTTCAAACTCGTCTGTAAACTGTTTACTTTCTTGTTTTGTTGTGTCAGAAATTGTTTCCTGACCATCTTCCTGAGGAGTATAGTTAACATTTACAGCAGTAGATTTTCCACCTGACTCTGCTAACATTACCTGTTTTGCTAGCGCAGGATTATCAAAAGATTGATTTATATATTTAATTAAATCTAATGATATGTTATAAGTTTCTGATATTTGCTCATCAGTAAGTTCTTTAAATTGTTTGTGATTACCTTTGTTGAAAGCAACCCAATTATTCCAAGAACGAGGGTCTTCCCTTGCTATAAACGATGCTAGCTCAATATTTTCAATATCATTTAAATCACCTACAGGCTTACCAAACATAGAATTAGATGTTTCATTCCATGTTTTATCATTTATTTGAAACAAACCATAATCTGAGCTATCTACTTTTTGACCAGTTTCAAAAGTAGAGCTAGTAATTTGTTTAAAAACCGCATCAGAAGAACCGGGATTGTCTATTTCATTTTTAAGAATTTGATTAGAATCTTCTACTGTTGTCAATGTAAAGTCCGAATCAACATTAAGTACCTCTTCTGGCTCAATGTCTTCTGTATTAACCTTATTGTAAAAAGTAGCAGAGTCGCCAAAATCGAACTCAGTATTTTTATTTAGGTAGGTTCTTAATGCTTCAGCGTCTTTTGGTTCTTTTAACTTTTCATTAAACTCGTCAAAAGTTCCAAATTGAAAATCAGTATTTTCGTTTAAATAATCATAAAGTATTTGATTATTCTTGGACATTTCTTTCCCAAAAATTTATTTTTTTAGGTGACGTAGAATTATTATTTCCTCCACCCGATTGACTTTCCTCTGCATCTTCATCAAAAAATTCAAAACCAAATGAAGTTAATTGTCTTTCTATAAACTTAAGTCTATTTTCATCTTCAGGTGAAAAATCTTCAGGAATCATTCCCATATCCATCAATTGCCTATCTACAAGGTCAAAGTTCCTATTTTTTCTTTTTATTAATTCTTTTCGGTCAGAAACTAATCTAGCAATTCTTTTATTTTCTATTTCTACATCTCTTTTTTTAGAGTCTTCTGGTTTAAATTGTGTTTTTTTACCAACAGGCTCAAAACCTAAAGGAACACCGGAATATGGTATATCAGTTCCGGTAAACATTCCCTTTATAGTCATACCAGTAGGATTGCCATCTTTGCCCATTTGTGGAAAGTCTTCAAATTTTGGTTCTTTCTTTTCTTTTGGAGCTTCATAAATTGTTGTGGTTTCACCTGTTCTAGGGTCTATTTTTATAATGTTACCACCAGATGTTTTATACTGTGGTTTTGATAATGTTTGCTCAGCTTTAAAATACTTTTCTCGTTCCGACGATTGATTTTCTAGATATGTACTTAATAAGTCTGTAAAAAGATTTGCATTAAATGTTGGGTCTCTATATGCCATTATATCCTCCTATGAATATTGTCTTCTTTCTAACTCAAGATTTCTAATTATATCTTGTAATCCAAACATTTCTGACTGCCTTTTTCTTTCAAGGTCAAGTTGAGTTAGTTCTAGCTTTCTTCTAGAATCATCAATTAAATCTTCTTGAGAACTTCTTAAGCTTTTCATTGTCTCGTCTAATTCAGGAGTAGACACAGATGCAAATCCTATCTTAGACATTCTTTCTTCTGATTCTGATTTTATATCATATGATTGATTTAAAAACTTTTCTAAACCGCTAAGAGTATCATCTTCTATTTCTTGTTCTCTAAGTAAGCCAACGCGTCTAAAATATTCGTTTATTCCACCCGACCTAGACTGAATGTCTGCTATTGATTCTCCTATCATTCTAGATGCTTCTTTAGCCTGCTTAGAACCAGAAGTTTCTCCAAGAGGCCCCCATTTACCCGACGCTGGATGCCATTTAGTAGCCATAATTATCTTCTCCTTTTTGATATTAAACTTAACAAACCTAGACCCGCACCTAAAAGAGGATTTACAAGACCTGCTGCGCTAGCAAGCCCAGCAGCTCCAGCTCCCGCCCTACTAACCGCAGACAAATCTCCTCTGCCTCTAGCAATATCAGAAAGCCCTGAACCTAAGCTAGCTACGCTACCTACAGTACCAAGAACATTTCCTGCTGTTCCTAGTGCAGAAGTTTTTTGAGTTGCGTCTTGCAATGGGTCAGTTACTCCCGCTTCTGTTATTCCTAAATTTTCTACGCCAACATCTCTTACTTTTCTTAAAGCATCAACACTTGGCTTAGGTGTTGGCATAACATCTACTTGAGCCATTTGAATAGGTTGCTGTCTTGTTATTTCTGCGGCTTGAGATGGACTAGCGTACTCCAACGAAGAAGGAATAGTTGATTGAACTTTAAAATCTGGCAACAAATCTTGTTCAGCAGATGCAATTGAACTTCTTGCGTTTGACCTTGTTTGTTCAAGAAGATTGTCACTTAAAAATGATTCTGATACTCTTTGACGAGGCGTGCCAAACCCAAAAGTTTCACGCAATGTAAGTGGCGTAGCTTCACCACTTATTATTTTTTTTGCACCTTGTTGCATATATTCACCAGCAGTTCTAGGGTCTAGCAAAAACTCTGTAAATTTTAAATCTGGATTAACTCTTTTAGCCAAAAGAAATTCGCGTCTTGTTTTTAAAAGATTAAAACCTGTTTTCCCAGCGCTTTTAATGTTCTTTTTTCTTTGCATATCTTCTTGTCGTGCTAGCTGCATATCTCTTGTTAATTTTCGTAATAAAAAATTAACATCAGAGGCAGCTTGCCTAGCTCCTCCTTGATATGATTCTAATAATTCTCTTCCTGTTGCCATAATATTAACCCTTTAATTTATCTATGTAATAAATGAATCTGAAACCTCAAAACTAGCAGTTTCTCCAAAAGGAAAAAATCCAACATTTACTCTTGTTTTTAACCAATTAATATCAGCTTGATAACCAGAGCCTGTTCCACTATAATCTTGGTCAATACCAAGAAATCCAACATCAACTACTAAATTACAAACATCGGGATGGGAGTAATTCCCATTTGTTGTATTTCCATTTGAATAACATATATTGCTACCATCTCCATTCTGATGAGTTGGTATTGTAAATTGATGTTCTGCATAAATTTTTACTCTATCAACAGGAGTAAAATAAGTATTTTTTGCATCATCGTTTAAATCCCCACCAAAATCACCTACAGATTTTCTACCTAATTCAGCATTACTAGAATCGTGATAATCGTAACTTCCATTACTATATAAATATTCGTGAGATTCAGTAGCGTTACCTCCTAAATTAGCATAAGACCCACCAGTTACTTTTTTAATTTTTAAAGGATGACCTCTTTTATGGTCAGCGTGATTGTGTGAATATGCATTATTAAATCTTGCTAATGGAACATATTTTACATAATGATGGCAAAAGTGTTCATGCTCATTATTGAGATACCATCTCTCACTACTATCATAAGTAGGAGTTGAGCCAGCTCCATCTGTCCAAGTTGCAGGGCCAGTATCGCTACTAATAATTCCAGCCCCATGAAGGTCGGATTGAGTTGCTCTAGTTCCAAAGGTAGGATTATGTAAGGTCATTCCACCACCTATAAAAAATAACATTACATCATAATCGCCAAATGTTTGAAGTTTTCCATCTCTGTCATCGCCTTCAATTGACCTTTGACCATTCCAAGGATAAGCAAATTGTCCGGGGTCTCCTAGATTAGACCACTTGCTAAAAACAGCAGATGCCAAGTCATCTTTTGAAGAATCATTGTCGCTATGATTAATTATATTTACATTAAGAAATCCCGATATTAATCTTCTGTCTGGGATTTTAATATATTTTTTTACACCAACTATTTCGTAACCAGTAGCTCCCATAATTATGTTCCTGTTGGATATGTATAAGTTGTAGTTACTTCGTTATGAGAACTAACTATTGAATAATTTTGTTGGAAATCACCTCTTCCACTTGTTTGATGATAGTTATCTATTTTATTATGAAATCCATATTGTTGAAAAAGTGTTTGAGCATATTGGTTAAAAAATATATCTCTATCTGTATCTATTTTTATTACTTCACCCCCACCTTCCTGTAAAATAACTCCTGTTGCTCCATCTATATTAAGTGTTCCAGTATCATCAATATTACCATCTGTAATAACTGTTCCACCTATTGTAAAATCTGTTGTAGCATCTATAGTAGTTCCTTTAATAGTGGTATGTGAGTTTGCACCTATAGGAGTTCCATCTATTGCTCCACCATCTATATCAAATGCGCTTCCTTCTATTTCTACTGAACCAGCTTCTAGTTTTTTACCAAGTGTTATTTTTTCTCCACTATCAGTAGTCACAAATGTTAAGTATGCAGTATCAGCTTCTTCTATAACAAGGCTAGCTGATTTATTATCTGGTATTTTAATGGAACTATTATTAGCAGTAAACGTTAAAGCCCCATCTCCTCCACCAAGGCTCAAATCGCCAGTCATAGCCCTTGTTCCGTCTACTAATAAATATTGAGTATGGTCATCAGATAACAATCCCCCAAGAGAACTATGATTTGAAACAGAAGTTAAAGTTGAAGATGAACGACCTACTAATCTTGTTTTAGGCATCTCTCCAGATGAAGATATGGCTATCCATTCTCCATCTTGCTTCAAATACTGAACAGTTCCAGAACCCTGTATTTTTCTGTACGCTATGTCACCCTCATTTCCAGAACCTTTATCTGGCTTACCAGAACCAAAGGTAGGTTGCTTAGATTTTTGATGTATTAATCTTCTTTGTTGTATATCTAATGACATTATTTTGGATTCTTCATTCTATAAACGATTGTTATATCATCAATCTCAAATCTATTAGGTACATTAGAGCCTGATTTTTGAAATCTTAATTGAAAAGAATATATGTTATTAGCAACTGATGAAGTTGTAGGTTTTAAAACAGCTTGCTTAAAACTGCTAGAAGTATCTAAAAGCTTATCGTTTGTAAAGTAAGATGGAGAATCAGTCATGTCTTTAAATGTATTAGTAAACCCACCAGCTCCATTAATATCATATTTTACACTAACGTTTGAAGCTCCATTAGACTTATAAGTAACATACACTTTATAAACTTTTTTTCTTACAGAAGGTTGACCAAAATCAATATCTTTAGTAACATATTTAAAATTAGCTACTGATGATGAGTCGGGGTTCCATTTTGCTATTTGAAAATTAGCATTATAAATGTAAATAAGTTCTTGATTTGAATTTAAAGCAAAATTGCTCATAGCAGTTGTAAAAGCAACTGCTCCTTGATAAGTTGTCCAAGCTCTTAACAAAAAATCATAAATATATACCCCCCCGCCGCGACTTTTAATAAATAATTGTCTATTTTTTGGTATATAAGCTATATGAGCGTTTTCCATTGTTGTGTCATCAGGGTCAATTCCATTAGGGTCGATAATAAAATTTTCCCATTCTGATTTCTTTATCAAAAGCTTACCATCTTTTTCAAATAAATTTTGAACTGTTCTGCCATCATAAAAATAAACTCCAAACAAATTAAACCAAGCAATTCCAAAATCTGTCTTCGTTACATGGTAATCAAATAAACATCCTTTATTTCTGTAAACATCTTCTAAAAAATCGACATTTTCAGAAACGTTTATTACATAAAGACTTTTTTGTTTAAACTGAAGTATTCTATCTGCAAATGCTTCTAATTTTACAATGCTCTCACCATCTCTAATCGCTACATCAACAACTCCTATGCCAGATGGAAATGTATCAAATTTATTAACTCTACTTTTTATCATCCTATCTGAATGTTTTTTCCCATCTTTTTCTATATTTCCTACATATACTCTTCTTCCATGAACAACTGCTGTTTTGTATTTAGCATTTAGACTTTTTACTTCACTTCCAAATCCGTTTATTGTTTTATATGTATCCACAACATTGGCTGAATCTGGAGATATATCTTTTGCAATAACAGCTTTAGCTAAAAGATTGTCAGTATGTGAAGTGTTTACAATATCATAATTAAAAGTATCTGATTCTGGAAAAAACTTAAATCCTTTTTCTATAAAATCTAATTCACCTATTAAAAAATAATTATCGTTTTCTTTCTGTGTATAATATAGCCTAGAACCAATTATTCTTTTGTTAAATGCATAATTATCGCTATTGTCAAAAGGTAATATATAAGCATCAAAATCTAAAAGTATTGAATCTCCTAATATATTTACTTTATTAGCATGAAATGTATTTCCAACATCATTAAACTTAAATGGCAATGATTCTTGTTTAGAATCATCGTATAAAAATGTATAATGAAATTCATACTCACTAGGTTGAAATCCTGCTATTAATGGATTTTCTACAACCATAGGCATATGATAATAAATATCTGGAGCATGACTTCCACTAGAAGTTGAAGGTTGATACGCAGTTATAATTATATATTCTATATCATTATCTAAATCAGCATTTGAACCAAAAGAGGTAATATTTGCACTAGAACAAACTAGTATGTTTAAATGTGAATGAATTAACTCACTTGCATCAAATCTATAACTTACTGACTCTCCGCCTCCAGTTCCTGTTCCAAGAGTTATATACATATAATCTAATGCAAGTAATTCTGTTTCGCTAATATTCAATCCAAGTATTAATGATTGATTGCTAGATAAATTAAAATTAAAATCAACTCCAGAATCACTTTTATCTAATATTATTCTATGAAAGTAACCAGTTGTTCCAGTTGCTTTAATAACATTATTTGAAGTAGAAGGATATATTTCTGTTTCTGGTGGTTCTGATAGTGTGCAATTACTAGGACTGCCAGAATTTATTTCCCAAGCAGTTTGTGTATTTTGTATTTGACTTTTAAATGGAAATCCTACTCTTAAATTGACTGACGAATGCTCAACTACCCTACTTGAACTTGTATTATCAACAACACTTCCATCGTATTCTTTTGAAAGTGAATTAACTGTATCTCCATCTGAGCCAATATTTGAATTAGCTATTAAACATCTACCAGATGAAGGGCTAGATATATTTTGGTCTGAAGAAATCCAATCAGCAACAGCTTGAGCAGGCCTTAGAGATACAAATTTAGTTTCATTTATGTATCCGTACCATTTTCCATTCTCAGATAACGCACCATCTCCTATTCTAAGATTTCCATCTACTACATAAAAAACAGGATGATTTGTATCAAGTGATATTTCATTTGTTGCCCAACTTGTGTCAAACACATCAAATCCTCTGTCTGATGATGAAGCATTATTATCATATACAATCACTAATGAAGCATCAGCTTCTGAGTTATCACTTACCTTTCTATCTGCATCCATTACAAACAATCCTCTGTTTGCTAAAACCACCCCAGTATTAGCATTAGATGTAGATTGTTCAAAAGAACCTCTAGTGTTAATACTGCCTTTGTTTTGTATTTCTGCGTCTATTAATTCAACGCATTCTATTTCATCTATATCTCTTGGATTAGAACTATTATTTACTCCTCCATGAAATCCAAGAATGTTATAAGTTGTTTTTGGCATTATCTACTTGATGGCATATATGGAGCTAGCGCATTTGCATATTCTACCAACAGTTCTTGATACTGACTTCTATGTAAAATTACAACTTCACTATCTTCATCTTCATTAAAAAAAGTAATTTGTCTCTGCTTAAGTCTTGCGCTAGCACCTAAAACCAATGCGTGTTCTAGCTCGTTTGGAAACTTAGAAACAGAAATATCGCCATGTTCAATTGTTGGATTTTCCATAGAATAATATCTACTTGGATTTGCACTTGCCGGCTCAGGATATACATAAACATCATTATCGTTAAAAGTCCACCTAGGAGATTCGTCTGTTGCAAAAAATATACTGTGAGGATTTTGAATTTTTCCTTGTAATGATGCATCCGCATAAACACAGGAAACATATAAATCAGTGGTATCATCAGACTCTCTTCTTTCAACCAATACTATCCTACTGTTTTCAATGTCGCTAGCAATTGGATTTGAGGTTGCATTAGAAGACTTTGTTGCATACTGTATTAAAATATCAGGATTTACTTTATTTATTATATCGCTAGCAGTATCTTGCAAAGCATCTTGAATTGCTTGTTCATTTGCTGAGGCATTATCGCTTCCAACGCTTGCAGTAGCCCCTATTATATCTTCTATTCTTTCTTGAAAATTAGCCATTAGTCATCTGCCCCTGTAGTATTTTCAATAGAACCATTTCTTGTTGTTACAAATACCTGCATTGGATTTGGAATCAAATGAGGCATAGGCTCTTTTGCGCGTGATGTTTCCATATAGTCTTGCTCTATCTTTCTTGCCAATCCCATATGCCCGCTACCAACTTGAAGATTTCCTCCAAGATTTAAAAAATGACCCAAAGTGCAATGTATTGCTGCTGGAATTAGCTGTTGAGGAAGGTCAATCCTACTTGATAAGCTAGTTTTTTCTTCTGGGCTAGCATAGTAATAAACTCGTAGGCCATTATCTGAGCTAGGATTTTTAGTTAAATATAGCTTATGTGTGTCTTGTTGCCATACACCACCACTTGAATATGCTGTTGTTCCACTTGAGGAATCAACTGTTACAGTAAAATTATTATCTGTATTGTATGTTATAGGAAGTCTTTTGCCATTAAGGTAAGATTGTTTTGTTGCAGTAACATAATGACCTTTTATCTCACTAAAAATAACATAATCTCCAGTAGATAAACCATGAGATGCAGATGTTACAAAAGTTGGGTTTTGTGAAGTCACATTTGTAATAACACCATTTGAAACATCTGTTTTGATATAATAACCAATTTTAGATACTTCATCATCATCTACATTAGATATAATTGCTGATTCATCTACAAAAGGAACATCTGTCTGGTCTAGCTCTACCTTATATATTTGCCCAGAGTAATTTGCTTTTGTAAAAATATACTCTTTACCGCTAGCAGTAAATGTTTGTGAGTCTTTTTTACGAACCGCCCTCATTGCGATTTCTTTTATTGCTTGGTCAAAGTATATCTCAATTAAGTTATGAGACACAGGCAGTTCTATTCCACCAGCTATAACCCCAGCATCAATAAGTTCGTATGCTTCTTGGTATCGCATTTTTCTTTCTCTTTTTACGTTTTTTACGAATACGAGATTTTTTAGTGCCTAACGTAGTCATCAACCTAGATGAACCATCGCTAAACTTTGTTGCTCCAGTTCCGTATGTTATGTCTTTCATTCTTAAACCTATTTGAGGGCGGTTGCCCGCCCCCAAACGATTATTAGGTTTAGACCAGCTTTAGAACAGCATGGGTTTGTTCATTACGAACTTCCATACCAACTTCCATTAGCCACTCATCAGTTTGACCATCACGACCATCCTGAACGATGTCCTTACGAAGTTGCATATCGCGACCAGCCAAAGGACGAACTGAAAAGTTCGCAGGGTCAATCGCAATTGCATAATCTTCATATGCACCTTTCAAATAAGGATGTGGAATAAAATCAAGCTCACCAACAGGGCCAACAAACTTACGAACCCTTAATCCGCTTACAGTTTCTTCTCCTGTATCGTAGAAGCCTGTATCAGCAGCTCTTGTAGCGGCAGCTAATCTTACCATCCATTTGTTTGATGCAAACACTGTTTTTCTCATGCTACCAGATACCATGTCCTGAAAAACAAATTCACAAACACTATCTAAAGCATTAAGGCCTCCGCTTCCAGAGTCAAAGTCCCATTGCAAGTTAGTATTGTCATATCCGTTTAAAGACTGTATTGCACCATTAGAACTTCCTAAGCCTAAGCCTTGAAATGTTCTTTTTGGATTTTCAGAACTAGCATCAAGAGAAATAGCTCCATTAGTAAGCATTGCCCACTCAATATCGCCTTTAATCTTAGCTAGCTTTCTAGCTTGCAACCTTGAAAGCTCAGGGCCACCATATTGCTGTGACACTTTTGCAGTATTGGTAATTGTGTATGGCTCGCGAAAAATTTGCGTACAGTTTTTCAACCTACGTACTTTTTTACGAGTTTCAACCCCAACAGCAGAACCTTCAGAAATACCAGCTATTCCATTTTCTCTAATAAAATAGTCAGCATCAGCAAAGTTAGCTTCGCCAAAACCATTGCTACCACTGTGTGTTTGGTATCCATAGTAAGATGTTGCAGTTCCGTTGTCGTAAAACAAACCAGCATTTGCAACATATGACAATGTTAAAACACCAGATGCATCTGCTGTAATTAAGTCTGAACCATCAGCACAGGCTTCTACATTATAAGCATCAAGACTTGCATGAGCGTGCGCTCCAACAAACTGAGCCATTTTATCTGTTGCGCTAGCATGATTTACATCTTTACCAACAGCAATACAAATTAAATGAGTAACATCAGTTTGAAGAGCTGCTGAGCCACCTGCAATGCTAGCAGAATAAATACCGCCAACTTCAAACATTTCCATTTGAGCTTGTCTTTCTGCAATTAGAATTGTGTGATGACCATTAATGCCACCTGATGCTGTATCAGCAACATCTGAAGAAGTTACATTAAACTTCTCGCTTTTTTTAATCATGTACTCGTCTTCCATCCACTCGAAAATAGGGACTGGAGTCAAAACTGACTGTTGCCCAAAAAGTGAGAAAATGGGAGTAACATTTGGATTGTAGTAGTGGATTTTGTCACCTAATTCCAAGACCTGTCTTTGAGACCCGTCTGAGAATTGTAACGCAGTTCCAGCACCATAACTTGTTGTAGACATTTCTACCTCCGTTTATGTTACAGCAATGCTACAATCCTATATAGATTATAGCACTACGTATTTGTATTATTAAATTCCATAATCCCTTTCCAAAAATCATCAACTGCTTTTTCTTCAGGTTCAATAGCTTGAGGAGCGTTACCACTTACAGAGGCCGCGCTATTCTGCTTGTTTTTCACCTTTGGAGCCTGTTGAGCTACTTCCGGTTTGGAATTATTCCCTTTGTTTGACAACGTTTTCCAAATCTCAACTAAGTTCTCCTGAGATACATTATTTGGGTCAGCCATAAATTGTCTATATTCAACAATATCTGTATCGCTTAACCCCATTTTCTGTAACTCTATAGTCTCTGCGTCAAATGCCTGAGACTGACTAAGCTCAGACTTCAACTTTTCAACTTCCAGCATGGCTTGAGTAGCGCCCTGACTTATAAGCCATTTGTCATGCTCTGCTCTCCATTTTGCGGAGCTAGAGTTTTCAATGCTTTCATCGAGAATATCATAATCATCTGGCTTAACAGGCGGTGCATTCATGTCCTTTTGTTTTTCTTGAACTGACTCTGTCAGCTTTTGAACTACATCTGGATTATTCGAAAGAAATTCATCTAACTGCGCTAGCTTTTCATACTTACCCTTCTCATTAGCCCATTCATTTCTATCTTTATCGGACTTCGATTGAAGTTGTTTATATGCGTCAGCGAGTTTCTGAACTCCTTCCTCATCATTTGCGAATTTATTCTCAATTAACCATTGCTCAACTTGAGATTGCTCATTTGGTTCTTCATTGTCATTATTCTCATCAGGTTGAGTTTCTAGAACTTCTTCTTCCTGAGGTTCTTCAACCTCTGGTTCCGGTGAAGAGCCTGAGTTGAACTCATCAAGTTCAGTTAAAAGGTTATCTTCGTTCATTACTTCTTCCTGATTGTTTTGGTCTTCATTTGTCATTCGATGCTCCTTAAAGTTATCCGCTATGCTTGCGGAGCTTTTGGTTCTGAGTTAATCGTTTGTTTTGCAATAGATAGTTCTTCACCGACCATGCGAGTCCTATCTCTTTGTCGCGCTTCTTCCAGCTTAGCATTTGATTTGATTTTGCTTACTGCTTCACTTACAGGTTTGGTAGCTTCGCTAATTTCAGCTCTCATGTTAGCATGGAATACTTCACGCTCTCTAGTTTGCAAGTCACCTTGCATTCTTTTGAGTTCTTGTTGCGCTTGTTGCAATTGCGCTTGTAAGTTTCCTATCTCTCCCATTCTTTGCATAAGCGATGCTTTATCAATATCGCCTTTCATATTCATAATAACTTGAGTTTTATCATAAATACCAGCACTCAGAAGAGTTAAATCTTTTTGAAGTTCAGCCATTGGCGACTTACTTCTAGTAGAACCGACTACAACTCTAACATCAAATCTAGCCGTTTCCATATCATATAATTTCTTAACTGCACCTGTTTTGTCATCAATAACAGGAATATTTAATCTTACTTCATTCTCATCGCCTGTAGGGCTTACAATTCTTAATGTTCTCTGTTGGTCATAAACATTAGGCATCCATTGAGTAACAACCTTTGCAGTTCTTGTAAGCATATCATATATAGGCAATATTTTCCAATTTTGTTTTCTTGATGATGATTCATCCATTATTTGCGCCTCACCAACAGTACCGGGTGCGCCTTGAGCGTTTCCTTGAAGAAACTTATAAGCGCCAAAAACTGTTTCTATATCAACCTCGTATCTGCCTTTTTCTGCGTATAAACTTGATGATACTGCTGGTGGAGCAAATTCTTTTATTTTACCAGATGCCAATGCTCCGGGGTTAGCCCTTATTATAGCATTTGGTATATGCCACTTTTGTATTTCGCTAGCATCTATAGCACCATCTTCATACAGTAGCTTAAAATTAGTAGTAGCATTAGTATGAGATATAATTAAAGCCTCAGTTCTATTTAACATTCTCTGAGGAGTCTTTGCATGGCGAACATCTCCACTTGGATATGGTGTTCCAGCGTGTTCGTTACAGGCAACAGCTATAGGATATTCAGAGATAGGCAGTATTTCATCGTATAAAACAGTATCTCCAACAACAAATACTTCTCTAACTCTTGTTTTGTAAACAAGTTGTTCTGTAATAATTCCTTGTTTAATAAATTCTTCGTATTGCTCATCTTTTACAAGTTCTTTATACTCATCCCTAGTATAAGTTTGAGTTCTGCCAGTATTTGTATCTAGAATAAGAGCATGAGGTACATTTACTTTTACAAAGTAACAATATTTCCTTACCCTGCTTTGATGGTCTAATACGCCATTGCCTTTTGTTTCAATAAAATCTCTTGAGTATTTACCAGAACTTTGTTCGTTTCTGTAGTGGTCTTCTTTGGCATCGTCTATTTGTTTTGCATATTGTGGAAATAAAATTTTTAAATGTTCTTTTGTATGCAAGTCAGAGTATATAATTGCGCTAG